TGGACTTTAGAAGTTGAGAAGGTTCATGAAGAATATTTTATTAGTCTCCCAGATGATCTGCTTGATGCTGCCAACTTAAAAGAGGGTGACAATGTAGAATGGGTTGACAATGGAGATGGTTCATTTATTATGAAAAAACTTCCTCCAATGACTTATGATGATATGATTGCTGAGGGTTGGACAATGACTGCAGATGGATTTTGGATAAAGGATAAATAAGTAAATAAAAGAAATATTATTGTAAGATGGCAGCAACATTAACCGCTACTGGTTTAACCTTTGATGACGGAACTTCATTAAATTCAAAGTATGGAGTTTTGGCACAAGGAACAGTATCGGTATTTTTTCAATCCTCAGCACCAACTGGATGGACACAAGTTACCACTCATAATGATAAAGCACTGAGAGTTGTGTCTGGAACTGGTGGTGATTTTGGATTTGGTGGAGTATCTGGTGCTGGTGGATTATCATTTAGTACAGTATTTCCAAGTAGCACTTCTCCAGTTAGTGTTAATTTTAATGCAAATGTTCCTGTTAGTGGAACTGTTGGAGATACAACATTAACAACTTCACAAATACCGAATCATACTCATAACTCTCTTACTGGTGGAAGCGCAAATGCTGCTAGTGGAGGATCTAGTTTTTTGGTAAGTGGAACAAATAATACTGGTGGAGTTGTGTCTCCTGGGGGAATTGGAGGATCACATAATCACCCATTCAGTGGTAATATAAATTTTACTGCAACTGGTAGTGGAACAATTGACCTGAGACTACAGTATATCGACGTTATTCTCTGCTCTTTTAATTAATATGGCAAGACTAACTTCTACTGGCATTTTGTTTGATATTGCAGATACTGCAAATTCTATTAATAGTTTTTATTGGTTGTATCCTGCTGGTACTGTAAAAGTCTTTTATCAGTCGGCAGCACCAACGGGATGGACTAAAATTGCTACTCAAAATAATAAAGCATTAAGGGTTGTTTCTGGAACAGGTGGTGGATCTGGAGGAACAACAAATTTTACAACAGTGTTGTCATCAGCAGCTGGTAATTTATCTGTAAATGTTAATAATACATTTCCAGTTCAAGTTGTCTCTGGACTTGGACAAAACGTTGGCGATACAACATTATCTTTATCCCAATTACCAGATCACGTTCACTTTGGACTCACTGGATCACCAGGAGGATCTGGTGCTACACCTTTTAGTAATACTGGTGGTAGACTTGTTTTTGGTAGTACAGCTACAGGTCAAATGATAGAAAACACTGGTGGTGGTTCTCATACACACCCCTTTAGTGGATCTGCAACCATGAATGAGACAAGAACTTTTGGATTGGATTTGTCGGTGCAATACATAGACACCATCATTTGCTCATTAAACTAAATATGTTATAATACAATTACTATTTTGATTTAATCATGGCTCAAATCAAACCTGGAAACTTTTGTCCTCTTATTCAATCCGATTGTAAAGGTCTTGAATGCTCTTGGTATACCCAAATTAGAGGAACTAATCCAAATACAGGTGAACCAGTGGATGAATGGGCATGTGCTATTAATTGGTTACCAATGTTAATGATTGAAAATTCTCAACAACAACGTTCGACTGGTGCAGCGGTAGAATCGTTTAGAAATGAGATGGTAAAAGCAAATGAAAGTAATATTAATGTTTTGTCCGCTGCTGCTCAAATGCTGCAACATGCAAGAGAGAATAAAGTTCTAACTGCTAACGTTCAAGAGGTAACAGAAGAATGAAAAAATTTACATTAATTGAACAGGATCGATACATTGGTATTGATGGCATAGGTATTTTCTTCGATGAAAATAATTGGCCATTTGCAGATATAGAACATCTTTGGGCTATTCAATGGAAAGATAATGGGACTGAGGATGGTGATGGATGGATTGAATATGATTCTCCTGTTCCAAACACTCCATGCACTCTTGCTGATGTTCAAAAGTATGTAAATCATTTTGATGCTGAATATGAGCGTCAAATGGATACTAAAAGGAAGAAAGAAGAGGAAGACGCTAGAAAAGCAATTTCATGGCAGGATGCTATGAGAGAACTGGAAGAGCAGATGGAAAAGATGCAACAACGTCATGAGAAGACGATTGAAACTATCAAAGAAGATCATGATGCTCAGATGCAAAAAGTGCATCAAAGAGTTGCAGAATCTCACGAGAATCTGTTCTATTCCGCTGGTGTGATGCAGGATAATATTGAGGAAAGTAAGAATGCATTCCAAGTTGAAGCGGGATATGATAATTTAACTATCTTTGATGGTAATGTTGATCCATCGCTGTTTGATGAGTCTATTGACGAATCATTCTTTGATGATACAACCATATCTGAAGAAATGTTATTGAGCAATCCAGATTTGGGCAATCGAAATGTTATTGAAAACTTTAACAACATTGATTTAAGTGTATTGGATAGTGAGTTTAATCTTGAACTGTTGTTTGAGGAAGATCCAACTGAGCAAGTTGTAAATGAAATTGAAGAACTGATTGAAGAAGTTGAAAATGAGGAGGATTCCGCTGCTAAATGATTTCTAAATTATTTGAAGACAACTATCTGGTTGTTCCTAACTTTATATCATCAGACAAAGCAAAGCAATTAGCAGAAGATTTTAAACAATATGCAGATACTTATGATCTAAAAGAAGATCCTCAAGTATCTGATTGTAAAAGTAAGTATGATCACATTTCTTTTGTTGAATTGTTGTGTGAAAAAACAACCACAGTATCTCAGTTAATTGGAGAGACTGTGGTTCCAACATATTCTTATGCAAGAATATATCAACATGGCAATGAATTAAAGCCTCATGTTGATAAGTGTCAGTGTGAGATATCATTGACTGTTAATTTAGATTGCGATGAACCATGGGCAATATGGATTGAGACTCCTAAAAAGATAAAGAAAGAGGTAGTTTTAAATCCAGGTGATGCAATGCTTTACTTGGGTATGGAAGGTCTTCATTGGAGAGAACCATTCAAAGGAACATATTGTAATCAGGTGTTCTTACATTATGTAAGAAGTCGTGGACCTTATTTTGCTAGTTACTTTGATAAAGACCGCAAAATAACCAATGATACTATTAAATCAGTTGAGAATAAAGTTACTGTGTCTAAAAGTTTGAATAGAGTTGCAAGTTATATTAAAATCTATGATGATATTCTTACAAAAGAAGAATGTGACTTCATCATAGGAGAATATAAGAATGCAGTGGAGTGGAGAACGTCAGAAATTGGTGTGAGTGGTAATCAAAATACTTCAGTCAGAAATTGTGATATTATTAATATATCTCTGGGTCATGTAATTGATGCCAATCAAGATATTAGAAAGAGAATAGATGATATTCTTTTTAATAAATCTGCACTTGCTGCAAAAAAGTATATTGCAGACTTTCCTGATTGTTTTTTACAGTCTGATAGTGGATATGACCTTTTAAGATATCAAGAGGGTGGGTATTATATTCAGCACACTGATAACTTTAAGACACAACCTAGAACGGTGTCTATGTCATTTAATTTGAATGATGATTATATTGGTGGTGAGTTTGCATTCTTTGATAGAGAGATGCAAATTAGAACAAGACCAGGTTCTGTTGTTGTATTCCCATCCAACTTCATGTATCCTCATGAGGTTATGCCTGTTATTAAAGGAACACGATACTCAATTGTCACCTGGTTCACTTGACAACAATTGCGCTTGCTGGTATATTGTCAATAGTTGTTATTTTATTCGATGGCACTGTCTCAATCTGTTGAAACAAGTCTGAAGGAAGCAGAATCTTCTCTTCGTAATGCTTTGTCCTATGCTGCTCGTCAGGAACGTCCTGTGGTTTGCAACGCAATCTCAAAGCTGATTTTGGATATTGACCATATCATGAGCTTTGATGGTCTTTTGGACAAACTGGAACAGAGAGCGGAGGGAGACAAAGGAACTTGGGGTCCGTTTGGTTCGTAAAGTTTTGTTACAACACTCTAAAAACAATATTAAGGAATCACACTTTATGATTAAATAATGTTAGAATATGCTGACAATTCACAGGAGCAATCCATAATGACAATTTCCACCAATTCAAGCAGCAAACTCACTGATGATGAATGGCAGGAGATGATCGCCCTTAGGGATGCAATTAACACCAATCCAGCAACAGTTCACCCAGAAAAAATGGAGCAGTTTACTAAGTATCTTGTTCGTAGTATGAGGGAGATGGGAGCATAAGATTATAGATAATATATCTTATCTCAGCTAAAATGGATTCTGATTTACTTGAATTATACAACAAAGGTGTAAAAACAAAGGAAGATATAGAGTCGGATTATAAGAGCAGACTGGAAGAAAAAGAACGTGTTAAAAGCACGATTCTCCTTAAAACTGGTCTGCTTTGTCTTAGATTAACTGAAGACTATTTTAGAGAGACTCGTTATATTTTAAGTAGAAGAGAGTTGGAAGAGGGTGAAACAGTAGAGATTAAGTATAAAAGAAGAGAACTTGATAATAACTTGGATATTGGTTCTTTTGTTATAGATGATGACAATAGAAAATATTATCGAATCTTACAATTAACTGATACTGATACTCCAAAAACACATTGTTTTGTTGACATGAAGACTGGTATTGTGTATAAAGCACGTAACTCTACATCTGCAAATAAAAAACTGGCATGGGATATTGATGAATGCATTAGGGTAGCAGATTGGAGAGGATATTACTTAAATGAGGATCCAAAAATAGGAGAATAATCATGGGAATGTTTGACACAGTTAAAAGTTCTTACGATCTTGGTCCAGGTTATCAAAAGGAATTACAAACAAAAGATCTAGATTGTGTAATGCATCATTACTGGATTGATCCAGTTGGTAGATTGTTTTTGATTGATGATTCTCATACTGCCGACTTTGTAGAAATAAATGAGGGTGATGATGAATATGATCCTAAAAGATTATATTTAAATTATAAATGGGTTCCAAATGGTATTCATGGTAAAGTGAGACCAGTTTATCATTATGGTGTTGTGGAGGTTTATCCTGCTATGTGGGATTCCAAATATTCACCTTGGCCTAGTTGTCAATTATATTTTAGATATGGTATTATTGAGAAGGTAGTTCAAGAAACAGAACGATTTCAACTAGCAAGAGGTTATTGAATGTTCACCAATAGAGTACTGGGAACAGATAATAAGAGACTCACCCTGAATTGGTGGGAGTATTGGATTGGACACTGCTGGATGACTGGTTGGCAAAGCATTCGTGGAGCATTCCGCATTTGGAGTGACCTTATGACAGACAACTATAAGGATTATACTCTTCTTCATGATGATGATCCTTTTACTGAATGTTATGAATGGTTTTGGGTTACTCTTGGTGAAGATGAGGTTTATCCAAAAGCATTTCTTGAACATTTGATGCAACTTGCAGATGACGTTGAGACTGGTAAAGAGAAGGTTTATCCACTGGATGAGGACTTTTTTGAACGATTAAAAGAACTTACTGATGGTGTTGATGTAAATTTATTTGGAGAAGACGATGAAACTAATTAAATTTAAGCACAGAGTTGACTTTGGACATGACTGGTATGTTCAAATTTTGAATACTGGAAGACACTTTCCTAAGTTCATTAAAAACTATTCATTAATCCAATTGTCTGTAAGTTGGAATGATAGTGCTGGATGGCCTTATTTGCAAATTAGTTCTGGAGCTAATGGTCTTCTTAGTATTCTTTTTTGGGTTTATAAGTTTGGATTTGATATTGATATTCTCTCACGCACTTGGAATTTTGGTTACTTGGAAAAATTAGATGAAGAATCTCCCAGAAACCAGTATTGAAACTGTCACACCCACCCTTGACTCTGCCCCACCCTGCCCTATAATATTCTCATACACAACAAACCAATGACTTACAAAGCAACTCTCAAGGTTAAGTTTGATACTGAATGGACTTCCACTTCTTATAGTAGTGGATATGATCTTAGTATGCTTCCTGAAGAGCATTATACTTTTCAGGTTCCTGCTGAAGACCTTAATGTTCATCAACTGTTTCGTTTCTTCGCAACTGTTGCCCGTGCAATGGGTCATAATGACATCAACATTATGAAAGGTGCTTGTAGTGTTGCATTTAGTGAGGAAAGAAGTTACGAAGATATGCGTAAGGTTGCTGATGAGTTTGAACTGACTTTGGGTGAAGACCTAAAAACGAAGTTTGATGATATGCAGCAAGCAGAAGAAGAGTGGGAACGACTTAAGAAAGGTCCTATGGGAACTGTCCTGACTGATGAGGAACAATGCGAAGAGTCACTGTAAAACCTAAATCTAGCAAGGCAAAGAACCGTCTTGCTAACTCTATGGATGGTAATCCTATCTGTGTTGTTGAGCAAGACAAAGGAGATGGTATGTTGTTTCTTGCTAGTGAAAACCAGAAATACTTCTTCTGGGTCAATGTAAGTGAAGACTGCCATTGGGAAACTGAATGGGAAGTATTATGACTAAAGCCCAGCAGATTATGAAGTCCTATGATAGAAAGTGGGCAAGTATGAGAAACAAAAACTGCTATGATAGGAAATATGCTATCGCACACCTTATTCGTGAGACGGCACATCAAATCCTCCCACACAATCCCAGTCACCCATTTACTGCCTGGAAACAGGAAATGCTACAAATTGCTGATGAAATTGAGGCATTATGAAACCTAAAATGCGTGTCATTCTTGAGATGGCGATTGAAGAAGGTGTGCGTCGTGGGTATGCACGAGCACACAAACATGTAGAGAATCCTACTGAAGGTGCTATAATAGAGCACATTGAGGAGGCAGTGATGTCTTCTATCTACGAATACTTTACTTTTGACGAGGAGGATTATCAATGAGCTTGATTGATACGCTAGAATACTTCATCGATGATACCAGGGCACGTTGTTCTGATATTGAATGGGAGATCCGTGAGGAAGGAAACTATGCTCATGAAGAAGATCACACAGCACGATTTGATTACTTCTGTGAAGAGTATGATGAAGCAAAAGCACGGTTAGATGATCTGCTACAAATCAAATCCATTATTGAGGCACAACTTCATCAATGGATGGAAACAGGGGACGGCGTATGACTACTAAACCACAAACATTCAAGCATATCTCCCGTGCGATTGATAAACACGGAGTTCATCATCTTGATGCTCTGGATGAATTTGGACGGCACTGGTATGCTACAATGGAACAGAAAGAAGAACCTTGGCTCACTTATGTTCAACACTGGACTTTGAGGACACACTGATTATGTTATTTGACGAACCACTACTAAATTCACTACAAGGAACTATGGCTACGATTGACCCCTATTCAGTAAAGAAAGAAGCAATTGATGAGTATCGTATGGATACTATTGAGGAACGACTTACTCGTATTGAAGATAAACTTGATTTACTTATTATGCAACTAAAAATAGAGTTTTACAAAAAATGATTGACCTTATCAAAACACTACTCAAATCAGCACTTGCCACCTCCCGTTGGGGTCCGCTAACAGAGGCAGATGAAGAACTTGTATGGGACTCTTCTTTTGCTAAAATATTCAAAGCATCATCTATCCGCCGAACACCGTCAACACCACGCACTGCAATTACACTTGAATGACTCAACTTATTGATCCTTCTGATCCACGCTATTTCCGTCAAACATCTGACGAACCATATCTCCGTCACGATTATAAATTAGTAACAAGCACTGGCGAATCTGTTATCTTTGATAATTATGAAGATGTGCAGCGTAGGTGGTTTGAGCGTGGTGGTAATTTTTTAAGTCACGTTGAGGTTCTAGATCACAAAGAACCGAAAAAAAGCAAAAAGACAAAGGGTTTCTGATTATGATTGACTGGACAACGAGATTTGAAGCTCTGCCCGATGTAGAAAAAGATAAGATTGCTCTGTTGCGAGTGATTGAATGTACGAATGGTATTATTCAACACACCTATCGTGCTGGTGAAGA